GGAAGATGCTGCGGAGTTCAAAGCGAATCTCCTAACACAGCTTTCAAAGTACATGGATTTATACCTAGAAAAGGCAGTCCCAGCTGAAGAGTTGCAGGAAGCCGTGGAGAACAAGAAAGCTTATAAGATCATTCAGAGCATTAAGCAGATGGTTTCATTAGACGATGAGTTTATTAATGACACTATTAAGGAAGCAGTGCAGGACGGTCGCAAGACGATTGATTCACTGAAGACAGAGCTGAATGAGGCAATCAAGCAGAATATTCAAACGACACAAGCGTTGAAGTTCAAGAATGCAGCATTGCTTCTCGAACAGAACACCACCGGATTGAACAAAGACAAGAAGAATTACGTGTTGAGGATGTTGAAAGACAAAGATCCTGATTATATAACCGAAAACTTCGACTACGTTGTCAAGATGTTTGACAAGGAAGAGGAAGAGAATTCACGACTCATTACGGAAGAGGCAGAAAAATCATCCAAGGTAATTACTGGTAAGATTGATACACCTCCCCAGAGCAGCGATAATTCTTTGATCAAAGAGTCAATGGAAAGCGACTCAGAGATTGACAGTTATAGAAGTGTTATGGAGCATCAAGATCGCTTCAGATAAATTTGAAAATAAGTTAAGAGTTTGAAACTCTTTAGAGATTAGGAGATAAAGATATGAATAATGCAATCCCCGCTGGAACAGCCTATATCAACGCAGATAAAGCTGACCAGCTAGTAGGTAAGTGGAAGCCCGTTCTAGAGTATACCTCGAAGACAGTGGCCCCAATTGAAGATGAGCATTCTCGCCTGAACACCGCAATCCTGTTGGAAAACCAGGAACAGTGGTGCTTGAGAGAATCTAATGTAGCAGGTGGCGCAGGTGGCATGTTTGGCTACGGCGGCGCAGGCGGCGACATGGGCCAGTATGGTGGTTCTGTTGGAAACCAGGATTTTTACGCAACGGGTGATGCTCGTTTGCCTAAGGTTCTTATTCCGATGATTCGTCGTACGTTCCCAGAGTTGATCACTAACGAAATCGTCGGTGTTCAGCCAATGAGTGGACCGGTTGGTTTGGCGTTCGCCCTTCGTTATCGTTACGAAGGTGAGAACCTTGACTGGCAGGATCCTTCACGTCGTACGTATGACGCGAATGCAACATCACCCAAGTACCGTGATGGTAATCAACAGGGTGCTGATGGACAGGAAGTTGGTTACAACTATCTGAACACTGGTTACACAGGTGCCTCTTCGGCGGCGCTTTCAGGTCTTCCTGGGCAGTTTGACTTCCTTGATGAAGATGCTGGTGTAGCAGAGTGGTTGGCCAATTACGAAATGACTGGTCAGATCCCTCAGATGACAATCGAATTCGAGAAGACAGCTGTTGAAGCTGGTACTCGTCGTTTGGCAGCTAAGTGGTCGGTTGAGCTTGAGCAAGACCTTAAGAACATGAACGGCATTGACATCGATAACGAATTGACTAACGCAATGAGTTATGAGATCCAGGCCGAGATTGACCGTGAAATGATCATGAGAATGATTCAGATCGCGTTGAACGCTGGTCGTTCAGCTGGTTGGTCGACATGGAGCCCTGCCTCGGCAGATGGCCGTTGGCTTGGTGAGCGTAACCGTGACTTCTATCAGAAGGTTCTGATTGAGGCTAACCGTATCGCAGTTCGTAACCGTCGTGGTGCAGCTAACTTCATCATAGCAACTCCAACAGTTTGCTCGATCTTCGAGATGATGCCTGAGTTCAAGTTCATGCCTGTGAACAGCTCGGTATCGACTCAGCAGGTCGGTGTATCCAAAGTTGGTGTGTTGGCAGGACGCTTTACGATTTATCGTGATACGCGTACTGAGTCGCAGCAACCCTGGATCCGTAATGCACGTACCCGTTTGGAATACGCGCTGTTGGGTTACAAGGGTTCCGAGTATTACGATACAGGAATCGTTTACGCGCCTTACATCCCCGTGATGGTACAGCGCACGATCGGTCCTAACGATTTCACTCCACGTGTCGGTCTTATGACTCGTTACGGTGTTGTGGATCATTTGTTCGGAGCAGACCTGTATTACCACGTTATCATCGTGAAGAACCTGGGCGAGAGATTCGAGCCTGGTGCCGAATCGGTATACCTGTAAGTTTGAAGGGTCGGGAGGGCATTTAGCCCTCCCACCTTTTACATTCTAAGGAGAATATAAAATGTCATACGAAGTAAAAAGAGAAGCAAACGATGGTAGCGTGAACTGGACGAATACAGTAACAGGGGTCACTGCATATCGCACTGACCTTGCAAGTGGTGTTACAGCCGCAACTGTTCCGTATTCGGACGCACACGTCAGCCTGACTTATGATACCGCGTTGAGTGGAGTGGGGCCCGGTCCTACAACAGTTTCGACTGCAGTAACCGCATCTGCGTAATCAGAG